TTCAACTTCAATTCCAGTTGAGATAGCACCAAAAGCAGGCGAACTCGTGCCGATGCCTAACGACTCCGCACTTGCATCCCAGAAGAACTTGGCAGTTGTGCCTGTGTCTTCGTAGAAGGAGATGTCTCCGTTGGATGCAATGTTTTGACGTAATTTAGGTGTCGTTTGTCCTGAGAATAGCCGAATAGAATTGTCAACACCTGTTGAACTACGAGGAACAAGTAATAAGTCCCCAGCTAAACTACCGATTCCGCCACTATTATGAATACCTACAAAAGCGTCCGTTGAATTACTAATAGACGCATCTATTAAACCCAGCTTTAAAGACAAGCCGCCAGACGATGATTCATCTACGGAGACGCCAAATTTAGATGAACCATCAACAACAAGCCCATCAGCCGTGACTGTGCCAGTGACATCAATGCCTGTGGCGGTGGTGGCGAGTTTCTCTGCGTTGTTGTGATATAGATTAACAGCACCGCCGTTGTACGCCCTCACATAATAATCACCAGACGTATTCTGAAGGCGAATATTAGCACCCTGAAAAACTAAATCGCCAACGCCAGCCTCTGCGATATAGCTGTTGTTTGTTACACTGTCATGGTAAATTTGTAGGTCAGACCCAGCGCCGAAGATGGCTTTGTCGTTGTCGCCGAAGGTAACATCACCAGTCAACGTGCCGCCAGTAAGTGCCAGCGCACCTACATCAGCCGCATCCAATACGACTGTGCCAGTGTATCCGTTCACGCTATCTACAGCACCACCAGCAGAAATTGAAGTAAAAGCAAGAGTTCCAGCGCCGTCTGTTTTAAGAACTTGATTAGCCGTACCATCTGATGTTGGATAATTTATACCACCAACACCCATACTAGCAGCACTCACGTTACCATAGACTAAGATTCCGCTGGGTAAAGTAGACAGTTTTTCAGTGCCATTGTGGTACAACGAAATCTGAGAGCCTTCTGTAGACCTGATGAGAGTTTCGTCATTAACACCCTTCATATAGATTCTTTGAGAAGCCTTAATAATAAGGTCGCCCGTGCCAGTATCCTCGATTATGCTGTCAGAGCCATCGTGATACAGGTTGAGGTCTGAACCTGCACCTAAATTAATTTTGTTGTTATCACCAAACGACAAGTCTCCAGTCATTGTGTCACCAGACTTAGATACTTTATTACCAATGCTTGTAGCCATCGTAGCACTTAAGGTTGTGATACGGCTTCCCAAAGCAGCAGAAACATTTGCAATGCTCGTTGCCATTGTGCTGCTTACAGCTGCAATGCTCGTTGCCATTGTGCTGCTTACAGCTGCAATCCTAGTTTCTAATGTAGCTGATGTACCTGCACTAGCAAAAACACCAGCAGATATAAAGCTATTGATAGAAGTAATAGCTGCTGAGTTAACAGCAATAGCTGAAGAGTTAGCGGCTACCGATGTCTGAAGAACTGTAATGGCTGAGGCATTAACAATAATAGCTGAAGCATTAGCAGCAATTGAAGCAGCAAAGATAGCATTAACAGAGGCAACAACAGCAGATGTTGCAACATTATTACCATTTACTGTAATATTAGTGCCATTAATATTGGTAGCACTAACCGTACCCGCACTAATATTAACAGCATATAAGTTGCCTGTTCGTAGGCTGCTTACACTTACATCTTGAAAAATAAGTGTATCGGCAGTGAGTGCGTCTGTTGTAATACTAGTCGCTGCTATTCTAGTGGCCTGAACTTCAGTAGTATTAATTGTGTTAGGCTCAAAAGTACCTTCAACTGTTAGGTTACCATTAACACTTACGTTACCAGTAAAGGCAGCGTTTGTTTCCGATAGCTTCATAGATGAATTAGTACCATCACCAGATTGAATTGGTCTAAGATTTAAATCTAGCCCTGAGTTTTCAACACTAGTTTGAACTGTGAGAAGACTCTTATATGTATTTGCAATTTGTTTACCTGTTAAATTTGTCATTATATAGTATTCCAGTCCTTGTTGACGTCTTCCCAATTAGAAGCTACAGCTTCCCAGTTTAAATTTCTATCAATATTTGGGTCAGGTCTTGCGTTCCTAACAAAATTTGTTTCTCTTAATCTTGCATTTCTATTCTGTGGATGATTCTTTAAGTCATAACTTCCTTCCCAATCTTCTGGACAAACCATCATGCCATAGCTATTCTTTTTTAAAGTTTTTAACTCATACCTAAAACCACAGGTATCACATAAACCTAATACTCTTTTTGCTCTCATATCTTACCTAAGACCTGGAAGTACAAACATACTTGCACGTTCCCTGTCTTCCTCTTGCGCTCTTAACAATCTTTCTTCATACTCACCTTTAATCATTTGAATACGACCAGCATCAACACCAGGGCGTTTCATTGACATGAAATAAGCAGTACCCGCTGTAAGACAAGGATAGAACCTACGAGAAATGTCAGCAGTCTGTGAAGACTTAGACACATCTTGGAAATACTTTACAGTCTCAAACTTAATTGCATCTGTGCTATTCTCTGGAATCGGCCACAGATAAACTCTTGACTGGTCACGCTCTCTGCGTACAGCAAACTGAGTAGGGCGACCCGTCTGCCCCTTACGAGGAACCTTCAGATATTCTTCCATGCTAATACGTTCTAATTGTACATCAGTGTCGTTACGATTTACTACCGCTTCGAGAACGTCAATGTTCTCATCGCTTAGCACATAAGATGTAACACTGGTTGTTACAGTAACAGTTGTAGTTCCGACAGTCCATAGCTGGATGCCACGGTTCTGCCAGTCTTGGAGAAGCAAGTTGATAGAACGCCGAGCAGACCTTGGCTCATTACCAAGCGTTGCTTCACCGCCAATCATTTCCATGGCTTCTTCAATTACTTCGTCAATGTCCATTGAGAAGTTATATGTACCTGACGTTGCCATCTATGTTCTCCTTAGTATAATCTGTTATGTCCTGATTGGTTGCGACCAGTCTGCCTTTGAGCCATCTGACCTGCGCCTCTTGGACGTCCCGTGCCAGTAGACTTATTATTATTAGACCACCTACCTTTCGTACCAGGTTTGCTCACCTGCTGACTGGTCGCTGCTCTACTTATAGTCATTACCACTTAACCTTATCTGCCCAATACGCTGCTGACATTTTACCTTTAGCAATGTTCTTTGCATGACGAGCTTTAAATGATTTACGCTTTGCCTTCATACGTGCTGACTCACCCGCCTTTGGTTTGCCTGCGGTGCTTGCACCCTTCTCTCCAAAGCGGATAGTCTTAATCTTATCGCCTTCTTTAGCCACAACAATGTGAGACTTCTTTGGATGATTAGGTGTACGTTTTGGTTTGTTATAACCGCTTACACCTGCACGTGCTAACCTTGAATCTTTTTTCTTTACTGCCATTAGTATAACCTATTGTGCGGAGCGCCTCCAGTTTTTTTAGCTTTGGCTTTTTTCTTCTTGCCAACCATGCCACCTTCTTTAAGTTGTGACATACCTGCACCACCGCCTGCTTTTTCCATACCAGCTTGAACACCAGCGTTAAAAGCGTTTTTTTTCTTTTTCTTTCTTGATTTTTCTACTTGTTTAACAGCCTGTCCAATTAATCCTAATCCTAATACCATTTTATTTCTCCTGTTTGTTTATGTTAGTATAATCTATTATGTGTACCTATCAAACCACCTTTTGCTGCTTTACGATATTTAGCTGTCTTCTTAGCTATAGCTTTAGGCTGCTTAACAAATTGTTTTCCTTTTGCAGTTCCTCTTCTTTTCGCTGCCGTAGTCTTCGCATACTCTGACGATGAGAGTGCCTGCCTTGCTTTTTTTGGTAAGTACCTTTCGCCCGTAGCCTTCTTGCCCTGTGTACTTGGCTTACCACTTTTGGTTCCCCATTCTTCTTTTGTCCATTTGCTTAATGACTTTTGTTTCTTTCCTTTACCACCTTTGTAACCACCGCCTGCTTTTTCATAAGCTTGTGCAGCTAACTGAGCCTTACGTGCAGACCACTGACCAGCCTTACCGCCTTTGGTTCCTGCTTTAATGCGAGCAACAATACGCTTACGCAGTTCTGGTTTTGTATAGTTACTCATTTTTTCTTTTTTTTCTTTTTACTTTTACCCGCTTTAGATAATGCAATAGCTACAGCTTGCTTTTGAGAACGACCCTCTTTCTTAAGCAGTTTAATATTTTTACTGACAGCTTTTTTGCTTTTACCTTTAGCTAGTGGCATTACTTTCTACCCATGCCCCCACGGTTATCTTCAAGTTGTTTATTAATTTCTTTCATATCCTCTAAATGCTGTCGTTCCTGTTCTTCTAACATTTTTGAATATGCAACTCCTTGTTCATAAGTACCTCGTGTACCAGTAATTTCACTACCGCCTGCTGGTGGGCTTTTTGGTACTGTATGAATGCGGCTTCCTCTAAACTTAATATTTTTTTCTGCCATTTTTTTTAGCCTTTCCTTCTTCTTTATACATCTTCTTAAGGTTGTCTTTAAATGAACCACCTTTTAATTTAGCAAGCCCTTCATAAAAAGAATATGTTTGTTTACCGTTAGACATAATTATTACATTGCTTTTCCATAACCACGTTGGGCGCAACCAACACCTTTAGGTTTTGAACCAGCCGAGCCACCTATTTTTCTTTTTACTGTTTTCTTACCTACAGAACCACCATAACTAAAGTCTTTTCCAAACTTAGGAGTTTTAGATGTATTGTATTTGCCTGACTTAAGTTCTTTTTTTGTAATGTCTCCATAAGGACCTTTTCTTTTTGCGTCATCAGGAATAACAATTTGCTGCCCTGCTCTAATTTTATTAGCGTCTTCAATTCCACTCGCTTTCATAATGGCACGAACTGTGGTTCCATTCTTTTTAGCAATTTGAGAAAGAGTATCACCAGCTTTTACTTTATACTTTGATGCGGCTCTTTTAGCAGGCTCAAGAACTTCACGACCTTTGCTTGCTTGACGCATTGCGTCTGTAGGAGATTGACCTGCTCTAGGTTTAACAGCCATTTTTTCAGCTTCTTTAGCAATACGAGTGCCACGAGCAACTCTTTCTTTTTCTGTTTTTTTGGCTTCTCTCATAGCCCCTGCAACTTCAGCGCCAGTAATAGCTAAACCTGCAGCTGGAGCCAATCGTCCTAATAAACGAGCGCCAAGACTTACAGGTTTTGCAGCAGCTTTCATTGCAGCTTTGTTAGCTGCTTTACTTTTATTAGCAGCACGAGTAGCTGCTCTTCTTGCTGCGGCTTTTTTATTTTTAGCTTCTTGTTGTTTTCTTTTTTCAGCAGCAGCTTTAATGTTTTCAGGAGTAAAAGCATTTGGATTTACTGTTGCTTTTTTTGCAGCCACTCTTTTTCGGGTTGCGCTTCTGCTTCCTGGTTTTCCTCTAGGGGCCATTAGTTTGTTCCTCCGATTGTATTGTCACCGCCAGCAGGAGAAGCATTAACTTCCATATCATCACGGCGTGTTCTTCTTGATTGATTACGCAGACCTTCGACTGCATTTTGATACTGTTGTTCATATACCTGTGTAACAGAATAGTTCTTCATAAAGTTAGTAGCTTCAATCATGCATCCATAAAACAAAGCATCATAGCAATAGTCACTAAAGTAATTGTTTTGGTTGGCGCTAGTTAAAGCAGAGGGCTTAACGACATAGACAAGCTCACCACTGTAAGTAGCGCTTGCAGTAGGAGCGAAAACAATATTAGTATTTGTTTTTCTTGCATAGTACTTTGGTGTTCCTGTGCTGGCACTAACAGGCCAGTAGTCATTAATAAATTCATCTGTTCTTTGAAGCAGTGCAATTTTACTTCCTGCATCTTTAATATGTAGGTTCTTAATAATAAGAGTTCCATTTGGTAATGTAAGGGTGTTTGTTCCTGATGTAAGGGCAATAGATGTAGCAGTCACTAAACCGTAATCGTCTAATGCTTTGGTTAATCTATCTTCAACACGATTAACCATTTTTGGAATATAGGCAGCAAACTCAGAACCATCATTCTCAGTTGCTTGAATAATATCATTTACAAGATATGTGTAATTAGCCATAA